ATCGGATATTCGTGTCTGAAACAAGAATGGATTTCTTATTATTCGTTCTGTCCTGACTATTATATAGAACAGCAACAATATTTCCAGACAGGAATAAACTTCCCGGCATCGGATGAAGAAGGTGGCTTATGGAGCCATTTGCTGACGAATAAGAGCTTTCAGACATTTTACGGAGCAACATATCCATTTATATTAGAAGTGCCGATAAAAGAGAAATATAATGGCTCTACGCTGGCTTCTGTAGAATACGAGCTTGATGCAAGGAAATACGTCGATGATGTGAATTACACTCTTGACAGGAAAGTAGGTTTAGATACGATAACTATCTACAACGACACAAACAACTCAGGCGAAATTCATCTTGTTCCAGAAGAAAAGAATAATTTAGCGCAGCGTATATCGTATCCGAAGATCGTAGGCGACCATACTGAGGTCCTGGATACTGAGGTATATAGAAGACATAAGTTAAATGACTTCTTCAACAGGGTTGACGATGACCGATCTGAAACACCTATCTGGATCAAGGACGATAACGATATAAATAAGTCAGTTAATCCTGATTCTCTTAATTTCAGACGGTCATGGCTGGATAGGTTAAGAGGAAGTTGGATGCTGATGAGGATAAAGAAAGTAATTAGCAACCGAAAGATTATATTCCAGTGGTTGATTTCTGAAGATAAGATTAAGAATAGATGACATGAGAAGAAGGTTTGAGGCATATAAACAACAACCAAAATTGGTGAAATTAATGGGTAATCTAGGGGTAGATCAGAATTATACGATAGAAAAAGGATATCGTTATTTTGATTTACTTGTAGTTGGAGGTGGCGGCGGAGGTGGCACAAACAGTGGTGGCGGTGGAGCTTCTGGAACAATAGCATTTGCTCGTAATATAAAAATCTCTTTGCTACCGAAAACTTTGACTTGTAAAATTGCAAAGCCTGTAAATGCACAAACTGATGGGGATAGTACAACTCTTGAAATAAACGGGGATACGATAATCTGTGCTGGAGGGCAAAGAGGTAATAGTGAGGGAGCAGGAGGGCTTGGTAATGGCTCTAAAATACCAGACAGTATATATACCATTCTATCAAAGTTGGTAGAAAACCCATCTTCCGATATCGCGATTTGTAATAATGGTGGAGGCTCTCCTGGTTATTGGAATGGTTCTTACGGTTATGCTGGTGGTTCAGGCGCATCTATGTCGGGTAATGGAAATCCATCGTCAGGAATGACCGGTGGAAACAGTGTAAGTAATGCAGATGGTATGGGCGGTTATAAAGGTGGAAATAGTCAATCTTATCAAGGTGGTACAGGATATAAATATAACAATGTACTTATTCCTATTGGCCTATTTGGAGGAGGTGGAACTTCGGGGAAAGGCTCGAACGGATCTGGTTCGGATGGATCTGGAGCAGGTGGTGGGGCGGCAGGTCTTGAATCAGGTGGAAATGGTGGAAATTCAGGCTCAAGCAATCCTACGAATGGCGGAAATGGTGGCATTGGAGCTGGTGGCGGAGGAGGTGGTGGTCTGTCACGTAAAGGAGGAAAAGGAGGACAGGGTATAATTTGCCTGTATTACCACAATTGATTTATTTATTCAAATTAATTTATTTTAAATCATTTTTTAGTGTCTATATTTGCATCGTAATCAAGAGAGATTATAATATAAGACAGTGGTGATGGAAGGTGATACTTCGGTTTGTGTCACAGGTTCGAGTCCTGTATTTTTCATGCAAGAAAGATTAGATCAGTTGGTAGATTAAAACCTCCTTTCAAACACCTTCCAAATTATCCCTGTTTTAACAACATATACGGATGGTGAGGAGTTCGGTTACTTCGAAAATTAGTGTAGTGGATAACACGGCTTTAGGTAAAAAAGTTTTTCATTGGTTCGAATCCAATATTTTCATTTTAGATCCGGCTCCGCTTTTCCTCTGTTTGAAATATATAAAAACTAATGAGTGGTGATGGGGTTAGTTACTTCGAATTTAGCTCAGATGGATAGAGCGATACTCTTTTAAAGTATAGGTCGATGGTTCAAATCCATTATTTCATTGTTTACACTAACTTCAGCTTTTCCCTCATTGAGTAAACATATTGATATATTTTTTTCAAGCAGTGGTAGTAATATCACTGCTTTTTTTGTATAACACTTTAAAGAAAACAACAACAAATGGGAAAGTTTAACAAAAAGGATGAAGGTGTTAAACCTACGATCGTGAATCACATGGGAGAGAAGGCGTATAAGCCTAACGCAGAAGAAGAGTTGGTATCTACGGTAATGACTACCATGTTATCTGATTCTTATTATGAGAAAGAAAAAGATAAAGTAGAAAGAATTAAGAGCCTTATGGATCAGGTGGATCCGTATTTCTCAGCACAAACAGCATTGTATGTCAGGAAAGAAGGGAAACTTAGGTCAGTAACGCATCTTATGGCTTCTGTCCTTGCCAGCAAAGCATCGGGTAAGGAATGGGCTTCAAGGTTCTATAACAAGATCATTATGCGTCCTGATGATATGAGTGAAATTCTTGGCTGCTATGCGGCTCTTAACGACAAAAATCCAAAGAAGTTAAGAGGTATATCCAGTGCTATTAAGAAAGGATTTAAGACGGCTTTGGAAGGTCTTGATCCGTACCGGATTGATAAGTATAAGATGGACAGTAGGGTCATTACTATGGTTGACCTCGTAAACTTATTTCACCCTAAAGGCAATCAGGCTAACAAAACGGCTTTCCAGTACCTTATAGAAGGTCGGTCTTTGTCTGGATTATACGAAAGCAAGATTCTTGAAAAAGAGATGTCTAAAGCCGGACAGGATAAGAAAGACAATAAGGAAAAGAAAGAAGCTTTAGGTGACGCTATTCGGGACGTGGTTTCCAATGTAAAAGGTATGCCTATTTTTAATATGGTTCGTAACCTTGTAAACATAATCAAATACGCGCCTGATCAAATAGATGAAGTTTGTAGGCAGCTTACAATAGAAGAGAAGGTACTTAATTCGAAGATGCTTCCTTTCCGCTTTGCTTCAGCTTTCAAAGAGGTTGAAAATATAGGCACTGATGGTTCCGAAAATGATATTGTATTTGAGTCGGATAAAAAACGTGCTAAATTAACAGCGCGTAATAAATATAAGATTTTAGATGCGTTGGAAAAAGCCATAACCATATCCTGCAAAAACCTGCCGGTGTTGGAGGGGCGGTCGGCTATCCTGATTGACCACTCTGGCTCTGTACGTGGAGATATGGGAGGATCTTCTGAAGTGTCTGCCTTTAGCAAAACAAATACGGCTGTCATTGGTAACTTATTTGGCTGTATGATCGCATCTGTGCTTCCTGACGTATTTATTGGCATGTTTGGTGATAAACTTATCAATTACGAATATGATAGAAGTAAAGGTGTTTTATGGAATAACAAAAAATCTTTTACTGCCGGAGGAGACTGCGGTGGTTCCACCGAAAACGGTCTTTTTGCATTCTTGGATAAGTGCGTTAAAGATAAGATCAAGGTAGATAACTTGTACATTATTTCAGATATGCAGATAGGAGACGGTGAATCTGTTGTATGGGAGAAAAGCTCCAGTTATGGATATGGCAAATTCGCCGAACTTTTGAAAGGATTCAAGAAAGTGAATCCAAATTGCAAGATCGTTTCTATTTCTATTCAAGGATATGGAAGTGAGATGTTTTACAGAGGATCTAATATCTTGAACATAGCTGGCTGGTCAGAATCTATCTTCGATGTTATTAACAGCAAGTTCTGCGGATATAAGAATATGATTGAAGAAATTAAGAAAATAAAAATATAATCATTGATTTTGCTTCAATTGTAATTTCCATAGTAAACAAGTTTTAGCTTTAAAGGTATAGCCGAAGAAGTACGTGAGTATATCTTCGGCTTTTTTATTTACCTTTGTTGAAAAACAGTTTGTTATGAAACAAGTATTATATAAAAATGATATATACCCCTATAATGTAAGGGTATTGCTTGGAGCAGATGAAGAGTATATAGTTAAGACGTTCGCCAACCTGGAAGTAGAAGATCAGAGCTGGGAGGGGTGGACTGATGATTATGGTGGCAGAACTATTTTCGTAGGAAACCGAACCAATCACAGGAAAGAAATATGTTTCTTATTTCATTCACTATCTGATATGGATGTTAGAACCATAGGACACGAATGCCTGCACGGTCTTTCTATTTATTGTAAGTATCTTAATATGGATTACGGTTTTGAAGTCGGAGGAGATGAGCATGCCGCCTGTCTGATGGGATGGTTAGTTGATAAGGTTTGTGGTGCTTACCACAAATTTAAGAAGGAGGAAGAAAAAAATGGCAAAGAAGACTAAAAATTATGTAAGAGACAAACAACCAAAAACATTATGGAGTAAAATTGGTCCGTTTGTAAAACTTAGAGAATATCTGGCATCTAATATAACACCTGACGTGTATGCTAATGAAAGAGGATTAAAAACCAAAATAATGGAATTTTTTGGTCAAGATGTTCCGAAAGCCAATGTAGATGATTTTAGTCAGAATCTTTGGTTTAGATTCTTAAACCAACCAAATAACCTGAAAGAGGAAAACGGGATTGTTAGAATACCAGACAATATCAAATCCATTATATCTGACAGGATAAATGGTGGGTGGGAGAAAATGGCTAAAAAATATGGAAAGGAGCTTGATTCCTTAGATAATAAGATAATTGATGGAAAAGTTGCAGGCAAGGACGTATCTGATTTGGAGGAGTTAAGGGATGTAACAAGTAGGAAACTTGGAATGGTAGAAGAGGGTATAGATCTCTTAAAAAAAGCCAGAACCGGGGAACATCAGGTATTTAACGAATATAATTTTATACCGGATGCTTACGGAGATTTAAATGATTTATCAGGCTTATCAAGTTTTACCATGTACCGTGATGATAGAGGTAGGATGGTTGTGAAAGATAAGTACGATTTTTATAGAAGCGATCAACCTTTTGGTGTTGGGGTTGTTACTAAGACTCTTGATACAATAGGATATCCTTTTGAAATAAGGGATTATGTAGAAGATAAAATCCCATACGAAGAGAATGATCCAAACAAGATCCTGTTTAGATCCATTATTGATTCAAAGAATGATTTGGATAAAAGGATGGAGATAAGATCCAAAAAACAAGGAGGAGATTCTTCTAAGCCGGAAATAGATTGGGATTTATTCAAATCCAAATATGAAAATATGAAGCGTGTGCGTAAGGGTAAGCATCGTACTATGGACGTAGAAGGGATGAATATGATCTATGATGCTTTATATGATAAAGGTTTTAATCAACGCCAGATAGAAGCCGTACTTGGAAATATTATTGAAGAATCTGGTGGAAACCCCTACGCTGTATCTGAGGATGGAAAATTTAGGGGACTTTTTCAAGAATATTACAAAAGATATCCGCCAAAAGAGTTTGAAAGAGATAAAGAGAGATTTAAGAGCGATAAGCGTGGATATATCAACTATATGATAGACAGATTTTATGATCATGTTCAAGATGCTGGGAAGTATAGTATAAAAGATACTAAATACAAAAAAGCTATTCATGCAGTAAACGAATTTATGTCAGAAGATCCAGATACGGATTATTCGTATCCACTTGTATATGCTTTTGAAGCTCCATCAGATAAAGAAGGAACTTATAAAAACAGAAAGAGCGTATCAAATTTGATAAGTCAATCTTATGTTTTGGATAATGTTGATAAAAATGATAATACTATTGTTGATGCTATTCTTGGAATAAAAAATGATCTTGAGCTACAAGACTCTATTTCCACTACAAGAGGTGAAGCCTTTAAAGAAGCCAGGAAAAGAGGTCTTAAGGAATTTACATGGAATGGAAAGAGATACAATACCAACATCAAGAAGGAAGGTGGCGTAGTTGGCAAGCAGCGTGAAGCATATGAATACTTTACTAATAAGCGCGGCATGTCCAAGATACAGGCGCTCGCCATCATAGGTAACCTCATGGCTGAATCCGGCCTTAAAGATGACATATACGGAGACAACAGAACGTCATACGGCATACAGCAATGGCACAACGAACGCATGGATAAGCTATTCAAGCACGCCAAAAAGAAAGGACATTCTACACCCACATTCAAAGACCAACTTGAGTTCTTGGCTGACGAATACGAAGGGAAAACCGGATATTCTAATTTCTTGTACACAAGAAAAGGAAAAGAAGGACCAGGGTATTACAACTACAGCCGGCAGGATTTTATGAACGCCAATAACCTTAAGGATGCTGTAGTAGCTTGGAACCAAGGAGCAGGACGTCCTCATAAGAGTGTTATAAGAAATGATGATCGTTATGACTATGCTATGGAAGTTGCTAAAAATCTTGGTTTGGAAATTGAAGAAAATTCCGTATCTTTGTATGGTCAAATGGGATTCGGAGATGATGGAGAAATAGCAGCATCGGTAACACTTCCAGAGGTAGAAGTGGCAGCCGCCCTCCCTAACCCGGAAGCCCAGTCCCAGGAGAGACAGTCCGAGGAAGAGAGATTCCGTACATGGACTGAAACGTATGGTAAAGACATCGTAAATCATTTACTGACGTTAGACGGGAAAAAGGATGGTGATGACAGTGATTACAGCATGATGTATAGACAGCATCAAAAAGAAAGCGAAGAGGATAAGAAAATGGCTTTGATTAATGCCGTGCTTCCCAATATACAACTTCGCATTAAAGGCGTCACTGATAATTAGAACAAGATTGTTTTATTTCTCATATTAATAAAGCGAAGCCGGATTTGAGACTCGTTATACGGATACCGAAGGTTGAAGAACGATATCAAGATAATCCGGCTTTTTTGTGTGATTTCGTGAAGGATGGAACTATCATCGCCTTGGTTGGACGGAACAGACCTACGTACTTTCACTGTCCTGACGGGCATGGGCGCTCGTCTCGCCTACTCCCTGCCTAATTCTCCACTGGCTACCTAATATAACTATTAACGTCACTCCATCACCTATCTCCTTCGTCGATAGGTTCAGTCGTTTTTAAATATTATAAGTTCTTTCGCATCGTTCCCTTCGGTCACGATACTCAATCTTTTCACACAATTAGGCAAACAATACAATGACGGAAAAAGTAATTTGTCAATCCGTTCACTCACTTAACTCCCTTCGGTCATTAAGTTCATTCACTGTAAACAATTATATGAATAAATGGTAAAGTATATAAAATAATACAAATAATATAATGAGTAAGATCATTGAAAATGGTCTTAATATTAAGGAAAACGGAGACTATTTATAGGCGTAGTTTTAATTCAAGATTTGTTGTCCCACTCCTGACGGTCAGGCGGTTACGCTCAGAACCGTTTTCCCGTCTCTTATCCAAACCGTCATAAAATAAAAAACCTTGTATCCTATTTCTCTCAAACCGGATACAAGGCAGTGCATTTTCTTCTTTTTATGTAAAATCATATATTTGCACTAAACAACAAAAAAAATATGGAGACAAAAATAACTGAAATAATGAATCCTCACAAGTTACACGACAAGCTCTTCAAGAAAGAGCAGGTCTCTCCGATAGAAGTTATATACAATAGCTTCAGCAACTTAGGGTACAATGTAGTACGCCGTCCAGCCGGTCAGTGTTTAGGCAATTTGAGATATTTTAATCTATTTTATGACAAACATACTCATCATTTCTATCAGAAAGACAGGAAGTTGAGATATTGTAGCAACTTTCTCATATCTGATTACTGGAAAGATAGAGTGCGATGTTTCATAGTTTGGAACTTTGGTTTTGGAAGATTCTTTCCGTACAATGACTTTATTGAGGCTATGGTTTATGATTATCTCCGATATGGGAGAAAGTCAGTTCCTTATCTTAAAAGCGTGCAAGAGGCTGAAGAAAAGTGTGTAAGGTTCTATATCCGGTCTCAGATAGACATGCTTCGTAAGGAAGGATATGCTGCATACCGGGCTAAGTTTAAGGAAGAACGTCCTCAGTATTTCATCGGAGACGATAGGACGGTGTTTAGGTGCCTTGACAGCTCTTTGAAAAGAGAAGAGAAGATTGCTGCATGCGTAGCCCACAAAAGGGCTTTAAAAGAAGGTATAATAACCTCTTTCATCAACCATCTCAAGAAACATCCTACCACCTTGTATTCTTGGTTTTCATCAGAGGTAGACAGCGAAGGAAAGAATAGGATATGTTTATCTGACAAGGCTGTTTCGTATTTGAATAAGAGACTGGTTCGCAATGGATTAAAGGCTCTTTCTGCATCATATCTTTTTAGAACGTTTAGAAAAATGGTGAAGACTTTGTTCGGTTTCAATGTCAGGTCGTTCTTGAATAGCTGTCTGATGTCTGTTTCAACAGAAGAGGTTTTAACCAAATCTATGAAGAAAATAGTTTCCAAGACGGTGCTGTTTTTGTACAAGAGAGCGCTTAAGAACTATCGCCGGGCATGCGGCCTTAAGTACGACCCTGATTCTGGTGGTTTGTCTGTCGTACATGATTGATTTTTAAACGTATCCCATAACGTTGGATTTTCTCGTTCGTTTCTCTTATCTTTGTGAAAAAAGATGGTATGAGATTACGAATCATAAAAAATCGTCCGGTATTCGCTCCTGGTGGTAGTGTTCAGGATGTTACACAACAGGCTGATACGACATCTAATCCATATATTGATATGGACATGTCTAATGTTCCTGGTATGAGTGAGATAAATTCGGAAATAGATACGATGGAGGCAGGATTTAACAATATTATAGGTCCTGACTATTCTACTATAAAAATACAAGAACCTTCTATTCCGATTGTGAATGTAAGTAATAACAATACATTCGATCCTAAGTCTATGCCCAAAGGAACTATTGTTAGTGCTGATAAAGAAGAAAATCAATCAAATGAAAAGCGATCACAAGATGGGAATCCTCTGGATCCTATGACTGCTCCTTATTATTCTCCTGATCTTGGAGGTCGAGCTCAAATGTTCGGTACAAGCCTTGGTCGAATAAGAGCCGGTAATAAGGTTGGTGCTAATGTGGCTCAGGCCGCTTTTTCGGGATTGAGTCTTGGCATGGGTCTTGCTCGTAATATTATGGGGGCTTCATCTGCTGCGTATGCAGCCAGTAGGGACGAGCAGGCGGCGAGGGAAAAGCTTGCAAAAGAGCGCCGGCAGCAGTTTATCCGATGGGAACGTGAAGGTGGTGGAATAAACCTGGGTAATGGACAGAGAATAGATTCTTCTGATTTGACAGGAGAATACATTTACCCTCTTCCTAAATCTATGGAGGGTAATGCCAATGTTGAGATAGAAAAAGGGGAATATGTTTTAACTCCGGATGATGTTGGTCCTATGGAGGCAAAAGGTAACAGGCATGAAGACGGCGGCACTCCCGTTGATTTACCCGAAGCTCATATTATTTCAGATTACCGTACTATCGATGATGATTTTGCTTCTTACGTAAGGGAAAATTATGGCATTAGAGCTACGGAAAAAGATACGTATGCTACGCTTCTTGATAGGTATAAGAAAAAAATAGGATTGTCTGAAAAGTATGATGATCAGGAACGTGTTTTCAAGAGGTTGGAAAAGAATAAGGATGTTAAGGATAAAAACACTTCTGAGTTGAATAAGTCCATTCTTTCCAAGTACGTAAATGATAATCAAAAGGAAATAGACGAACTTGAGGCACAATTCAGATCTTTTGCTGATATTGTCTATAACAAGCAAGAGGAATCCAAGCGCCAAGAAAAGATAGATACTTTCTTTAGAGATGGCGGAAAAGTCGATTTAAATGCTGTAAGAAAACAGGCTAAGGCTCTTAACATATCTGAATCTGATGCTAAAAATTGGATATACGATGAGTATGTAAGGAGAGTTAGAAAAATGGCTGAAGGCGGCCCTACCAAAGAACAGATAGAGTGGGGTAAGAAAGTACAGCAGCTTTTAATGAAGCAGTTTGGACGCGCTCTTAATATGTCTATAGTAGATGTCGCGGACAGAGAGCAGATTCTTAATCCTGATTCTGGTGTAAATTCTAATCAAAACCTGCAACACAGAAGTAGTGCCGGTTATGGTAGGGTAAATAACAAGGCTATTTCTAATTTGCTTGATATTAACCGCTGGGCTAATAAATACAATACAGATGGTGATTTTAATACAGAAGGATTCCAGACCGGATACAATAGCCAACTAAATAACCTATGGGCTTTGGCGGAATCAGGTGCTATAGCCAATGCCGAGAAAGCTAAGAAATTTAGAGACGAATACGGATTTTGGGGAGAAGATGCCGGTAAGTATGATCAAGGAAGTAAATCGGCATATAACTCATTTGCCGTAGATGACAAATTTGGACAAACTACGGCAACCAGATCATTTTATGGATTGGATGTAGTTACTCCTGAGCAAAAGAGATTATTAAACGAAAAAGGGATAAAGAATTATGTTGACTTATTTGGTGATAAATCTGATGCAGCTAAGAAGATTCTGGGTGCCGATTATAATAAGTTTGCTGCTTTAAAAGATAGCGGTTTGATGTCAGAAACAGACTTTGTTTTAGAAGCTGTAAACCCAGCATCAAAACCTATAGAAGCTGAACCTGTAGGAACCGATCCTAAATTTCCCAATCCAGGTTCTCCAGGCAGGATAGAAGTGAAGAAAGAAAATCCTGTTATTAATACTACTGTAGAAACGGAAACCGAGGAAGAAGATGACACAAACAGAAGCAAAGGCATCGGCCCTGCTTTATCAGGCCCTATATTCCCTGAGATGTTGAGGATGCTTGATACCGGATTAGAGATAGAGGGATTGGAAAGGCATCAGGCTCCGAGAATAGATCCGGTTCTGCAATCTGCTGATCAGTATATCAACGAGCTCAACCGTGCGACATCGGCTCAGTTGGACGCAGTAGGTGACGTGCCCGACTCCCAGCGTTCCGCTATTCTGGCTAATATGAACGCCATAGCCGGAAGCAATATAGCCAAGTACATTAACGAAGTAAATTTCAATAACGCAAGGCAAATAAACGAAGCTGATAGATTTAACGAAATGGCTTATGTTCAGACAGACGATAAGAACATAGCGGAAAGGCAACGTTATGAATCTGGGTTATTGAAGGCTATGGCTATAAGGGATGAAAATCTTGCTCGTTATTATGACAGCATAAACAGCGAGATACAGAATAAGTTTAATGTTCGAACTTCATTAAATACCATAGCTTCCATAGCTCCTAATATGAGAATGCTTCCAAGTGGTCAAATTATTTACGTTCAAGGTAATCAGGATGTGATGAATATGGGTGATTATTCCACACCTTACTTGAGAAGTTTAAATGAAGAAGATGATGAAACTAAAAGAAGAAGGAGGACCAAATAGTGGCTTCACAGTATAGTATTTTAAGGCAATATGCCCCGTATGTTAGTCCTTACAACATAGATCTTGTTAAGGACGTCATGATGTACAAACAGCAGAAGGTTGATGCTGCTCGTGAAAAGATCTATACCCAGGTAGATTATCTTATGGGTCAAGAGATAGATAAGCCTGAAGCCCGCGCTTATATGGAAGATAAGATGTCAGGTGTGATTGCCAACATCAATCAAAAATTCAAAGGCGTGGATCTTTCTTCTGATGGTGTTACAAGAGCCATACAAGGAGAGATAAGTTCGGTGTTAGATGATACGGTCATTAACGCGATTGCCGGCACAAAAGAAGGCAAGAGGGTTATGAAGGAAATAGAATCTATAAAACAGAATCATCCTGAACTTTATTCTCCTATTAATGAATGGCATGCTTTGGACCCTTATTACAAATGGAGGTCAGATGGTAAAGCAGGATCAAGGTTAGGAGGTCTTCATTATTCTCCTTATGTCGATTATACTAAGGAGATAAATAAGCTGGTCAGTGACTTTAGGAAAAATAATGAAGGCAAGAAGATTCAGACAACAGAATATGATGTTAAAGGTAATCCTACTGGTGGAATCATAGAAGTCAACGTAGATGAGCTTACTGATTCCCAGATAAGGAATTTTGTGTCTGCTAACTTATCTGAAAACATGAGGAATCAGATGAGAATAGAAGCATCATATATGGCAGCCACCAATCCAGTGTTTAGTAATCCGGATTTGGTTAGTCAATACATTGGGTCTTATGTCGAAAGATACGATAGACACATAGGAGCATTGGAAGCAAAAAAGAAATCAGTAGGGGATAATAAGGATATTATTGATCGTATTGACAGTCAGATACAGGAAGCTAAAAATCAGAAAGCCGAAGCCAAGAGGGAGGCAGATATGATAATAGCTTCGTCAGATCCGGTAGCTGCTGCTAATTTTGTTGTCACCAATAATCTTTTCGATAAGATGGTTGATGCATGGAGATACGACAATACAAGTTTTGAAAGGAAGAAAGATGATCTTTATTTTGCAAGGTTGGCAGAGGATAGGGCTCAGCAAAAGTTTTTGACTGATAATGCTAAGTCTATGGTTGAAATATCGTTGGCAAAAGAGCAACTTGCTCAGGCTAAAATTGAAACCGAATACATGCGTACTTACGGTTCCAAGATGGGTACTGAAAGCTCATCCGGAGGCACAAGAGGAGCAGGCGGTGTAGGAGTGCCGATGGCTCCTATGGACGGGCCTACGGCTATCAATTCCGGAACGGGTAAGATCGGGTCTATTAATTTGGCTAATATCCCTTATGAACAACTCACATCCTCTTCCACGGAGCGTAGAGCAAATTTATTGAAATTATATAATTCATTATCTCCTACAGATAGAAGCAATATCATTGCAGCATCATACGAAGAAGAAAAGTCTGATCCTGGTTTGTATGCTAATATGACTCCTGAAGAACGGATATATTTTTATTTAAAAAATAATGGAGGTCAGAAAAACGGATATTTCGGACAAGGCAATAACAGATTATCTGAAGCTTATGATGCTTTACTTCTTTCTGATTCTAAGGCAAATGGAGCCACAAAGGCTATAAATAACATAACTGATTATCAAATAGATAATATAGTTACTGAAAAAAATAAGGATATTATCAGTAAAGTTCGTAATGCTAAGTTTATGAAAGGAAATTCTTTTATAAATCTTACCGATACAGATGATAAGGCTGGAGCCTTCCTACTCGCCACAGCCATAACAACTGGTGTATCTGATGCCGTAGGGTTCAGAGAATACATGATGGACCCTTCAAGAGGAATAGATATTCTTAGTGCTATATCTCCGTCATTAGGAGCTAAGGTGAGTGCCGGCAAGTTGGGGAAAAACATATCTGATGCTATTACAAGCGAGGATAATGGTTCTTCTACTGGCACATTGGCTCTTATTAATGGAATGAAGAAACTGAATGGCGATCCTGATTTTAATATATCTGATTATATGACCATAGATAAGGATGGTGATATAGATTTAAAAGATTATCAGGAAGGTGAACCATTAACTATTACCCAGCTAAGATATGCTGAGAAAAACAGTAGAGTGTCTGATATGATAGCAAGTCAGATGCAGGATGAGATAAAAATGTCTGTATCTCCTGATCAGATTTCTGATAAGTTATCTCAGTATCATTATCTTGATTCTTACAAAAGATATAATTGGAATGCCGATTCGCCGGAAAAGTCTTTGCAGAAGGCTCAGTTTAGAAGATTGTCTGGTTACATGGCAGGAAAGGTAAACAATCTGGATCCTACTGCTATTAATGCCATTAATATGGATGCCGAGATAGATAATGGCACTGTTAGAAGATTTTTGACTGCTCAAGTAGGTTCCGGTAAAAACTCTTATGTTACAGAAAGGGTTGAGATTACGAATGATGAACTTCTTAAGGCAGGTATAGATCCTTCGGTCGAGGAGCGTAATTATCCGGTGGATGGTTACAAATCAAGTTTTGGAACCTGTGATTTTGTAGATACCGGAAAGAAGGAAGGTTATTCTTATGATAAGTATCTTATACGTAATGGCCTTCCCCGTTTGGCTTCTAAGGCTGATGTTAAGAATGATCTTTATGATATAGTAAAGGTTCATGGTTCTTACCTTAAGCCAGAAGAAATGAATGTTGTTAAAACCCTTGTTGATAATTTTATTGACATGTCTGATAACATATCAGTTCAGTTGGAAGGAATGGACGATAGGGGTTCGAGAGAGGTAGCGGTCAATTTCTATGACAAAAGGACTAAAAATTCTAAAAATCCTGCATTGTTGTTCTCGGATTTTGTTCCTTTGGATCCAGGTAATGATGAGTATGCGGATTACTGGAATAACATTCACCAGAAGTGTCCTCAGTACTTCTTTGTAAAATACGTGAAGGAAGCTGTTCAAGAACGTCTTGATCAGATGAGAGATCCGTATATGAGAGGAATAAATATCACGCCCAACATGAATGATAAGTTTAGTAAGTTGAACGATTTTTTGCAGAAAATTTATGGCTGACAATAATATAGATAGATATAATCCTGCTGCTAAAACCACTTACGAAGATGTGGCAAGGCAAAGGAAATTAGCCGAAGAAGAGAATTACACTCCGGCTACATTACCAGAGACGACAACGCCTCTGGTTCCTAATTATATGCCTGGTGAAGGTGTGTATGCCCAACCTAAATTTCCGGATTACGCATCAAGGATAGCTGCTGCCGAATACGAAGAACCGTATATAGCCAAGGAGATAAGCAACAGCTACTCAGAGGCACTGGCTCGTAACAGCTACAGGGGGGCTACACCTGCCCCGCCGCCTCTTAATCCCTATGGACCGAAGGTAAGTATCCGTGAAAGTCATCAGATGGGCAATGATGGGGTATGGCGTACAAAATATCCCAATTATATCCCGGGTATAAACAATGAGGATTATTATGCCAGAAGACAGAGTGGATGGAGTAAGTTTTGGAATGGTGTAGGTAAATTCGCTTTAAAGTCAGCATTGTACGGTGCGCAAGGAGTCGTGTCATTGCCTGACAAACTTATCAATATGGCATCTGAGGGAAGTTACAAAGCTGCGTTAAACACTAACATGGATAAGTTTGTAGGTGATCTTGACCAGCAAATAGACATGCTTCTTCCCCATTATTACAGGAAAGAGGTAGAAGATTATAATTTCGGTCAGAAGCTTTTTAAGGATACCGGTAATTTCTTATGGAATGACGTCCTTGGTAATGGAATGTCTTTTACTGTAGGAGCCATGATATCAGCGTACATGACCGGAGGACTGGGAGTTGGTTCATTAGGTAATATAGGCGCCAAATTAGGCGGAAGAATCGGAGCTAAGTTAGCAGCAAGGCAAGCTGCCAATAGGGGCATAGGAAGCCTTAAAAGTGTGTTTAACGACTATGTAAGAAAAGGGGTTGCTACCGGAAGAAATGTAGGGGAGGCGGCTAAGACCATGACGTTGTTGGCTACCAGTGCCGGATTCGAATCATCGGTTGAAGCAAATTCTTTTATGAAGCAATCCGAGTCTGATTTCAAGGATTATTATCGTAAGATTTATGGTCGTGATCCTAATGCAGAGGAAATGGCTGTTTTTCGTAATTTTAATGCTGATGTAGGTAGTGCAATATTTGCTGCCAATATGGGTATATTAGGATTATCTAACTGGCTTCTTTTTGGCAAGTATATAGGTTTAGGAGGCAAGGCTATACCAGGGTTGGAAAAGAAGCTCAACAAGCATTTATTTGGATTAGGGACGGAAGTTGCGAAGCCGGGAGAGATGGCTATTAAAATAACTAATCCCAATATAGGGCAGAAGATAGCTGGTAATGTTTTCAATATCATGAAAAGACCTGTGTCCGAAGGCTTATGGGAAGAAGGGTCTCAAGGTGCTGTACAGAATACGGCTGAAGAATATGTTAAGTCAAGATATGACAATGTGGCTATGAACGGAGCCGTCGATGTTCTTGATGCTATTTCTGAAGGATTTAAAAAACAATATACATCTAAAGAAGGGTGGACTGAAATAGGAATCGGTGCTATTATCGGTTCTTTGTTCGGTATGAGGGAAGGCTTCTTTGGAGTGAAAGAGTATAGTAATAGTCGGATATTGCTGGAAAGGCAAGTAAATGAATATAACAAAGCATCTTCTAATCTTAATACGGCGGCTTTGAATACGTTGAAAAAGTCAATGAGTTTAGGGCCTCAAGTTCGTTCCGATGCTCAGTCTATGACCGGCAAGGAGCTTGATGATGCTATGTTTGAAAAGATGTCTATTGACAACCAAATGGGAACCTTAGAGGATTCGGCTGAAAATTTCAGGCAGATGATTGATATGATGCCTATTTCAGAAATAGCCGAAGCTAACGGAATGTCTTTGGAAGAGGCAAAGAAATACAAGGATTCTATTATTGATAATTATAACAATCGTCTTTCTGATTTCAGATCTGCCCAGAGTTTTGCCGAAGATCTTATAGGTGATGACTCTAAGATCGAATTTAGAAAATACGTAGCTCGTAATGCCTTCCTTGGACTTCAATCAGAATCAAGGATGAAAGACATAGCTTCTGTCATAGAAACGCTTTCGGGGCAGCCTCGCGTGGCGGATGCGCTAAGTACGTTTTCCCGGCTGTCGGGCAGGGCGAGGGAGCGGGCTATGGCTATTCGTGGCATACGGTCAAGAATAGAAGAACTTGAATCCGAAATAGAAGATCTTGCCACCCGTCCCCGTAACGTAGATGGAAAAGACCCACAAGCTGAGTCCATACAACGAAAAACCAAAGAATTGGAAGATCTTAGAACCAATTACAATAATTCGTTGTCTGAGTTATCAACGTTAATAGGAAAAGAGTTTTCGATAGAAGAGTTGGTAAGTAAAACCGAATCTGTTTTATCATCTCCTCTTTCTCCCATAAGTTCACAAGATGTAATAGAAGCCTATGAGACTCTTGTGGCTTTTGATGATTATTTTAATGTAAAATCAAGACAGGAAAAGAAGTTTACAGCCAAAGACAAAGCCATGAGATCCTTGGTAAATGAATACCGTAGGAGTTTGATGGACTATAGGAATATGAATAATTTCTTGTCTAAGATGCTTGATAAAAGATTCTTAGCTGAGGAAAACAGGGGATTTTCAAAAGCGCTGTCTTCTCTATGGTCTACTCCTTATAAGGGGGATGACAAGGTTCCTGATTTTGCAGAGCCTAATAAAGTCGGTGAATATGACACTGATGAGGTAGTAGATCAAGCTGTGTCAGAAGGTAAGATTTCGGAAGACGAAGCTTGGACTATTAAAGCATTTATGCATGCTCTTGATAAAGTAAGAGAAGATAGGATGAAGGAAGCGGAAGATAATATAAAAGAGTCACCGCTTACGGAG